AAAGGCTGAAGTAAATTCTCAGCAGGGTTCGCTGCTTGCACGGACCGATTGGGCTGTGGTTCGGAAGGCAGACAAGGGAACGGCGATCCCCTCAAACATCCAGACTTGGCGCGATGCAATCCGCACCAAAGCAACCGCAATGGAAAGTGCGATTGATGGTGCGGCAAACACTGATGCTGTAGCGGCGCTGTTTGTTACATTTGACTCAGAAGGAAATAAGTCTGGTATCCTTTATGATTGGCCTGTGTTGGGAAGCTAGTAAATGCCTCTGTCTAAAATACAGTTTAGACCTGGAGTAAACCGCGAGACTACGTCCTACGGTGACGAGAACGGCTGGTTTAATTCGGATTTGATACGGTTTCGTAAGGGTCGTCCTGAGAAAATGGGCGGCTGGGAGCGTCTGAGCAGCAACACCATAGACGGGACAGGTCGTTCCCTTCACGTCTGGGCGGCGCTCGACGGATCCAAATTCATGGGCCTTGGCACGGAAACCAAGTTCTATATTGAAGAGGGCGGTGGTTACAACGACATCACCCCAATACGGTCTACGGCTACGCTTGGGTCCAACCCGTTGAAAACGGGTGCCGCAAGTTCTGCTGTAGTTACTGTAACCGCAGCAGCACATGGAGCAGTGACAGGTGACTTCGTTACTTTTAGCGGCGCGACTACTACGGATGGTATAACTGCCGCGCAGTTAAACACGGAACATCAAGTCACCGTTGTTGATTCTAACAGCTACCAGATTACTACGGCTGGAACAGCCTCTTCCGGAAGCACTGCGGGAGGCGGATCTGCTGTTATTGCTAACTACCAGATCAACACAGGTCTTAACACGGTTGTTAGTGGCACAGGTTTTGGTGCGGGTCTCTGGAGTGGTTTGTCTACGGGTTACGCCCAGACCACGCTTAATGACGCTGGTGGTATAGACGCTAGCGTTACTTCATTTACGCTCACGAGCGCCGCTTCTTTTGAAACCGCTGCAACCACCACCAGTGCAAACTTAACGGTCATAAGTTCTTCAATACCGGTTGCGGACTCCAGCGGGTTTCCAAGCAAGGGAACAATACTGATTGGCAGCGAGAAGATACGGTACGGCACCAATGTAGGTAACGTATTTGGAGATCTTACCCGCGCTGACGACGGCACCACTGCGGCAACGTCCTCCAGCGGAGATTCAGTGACCTTCGTTGGGCTGATGCTGATCGACAGCGAGTTGATCCAATACACAGGAAAGTCTACCCATACAATCAATGCAGGCGTTGTTCGCGGTGTTCGAGGCACTACGGCAGCAGCCCACGATGACGGCGTAGATGTTAAGGAAGCGAACGACTTTGTAGGATGGGGCGAGTCTTCCAGTACCGCTGCTAACACGGGCTCTAACATACGCCTGTATAGCCAAGACAATTGGGGAGAAGACCTTATCCTGAACGTTTATGATGGAACTCCGTATTACTGGGACAAAACACTGGGCCTTGGTTCACGGGCCACGGACCTTGCTTCTCAATCAGGTGCTTCAGATGCACCGACAATAACACGTCGGATTATGGTTTCCGGCGCGGACAGGCATGTTGTCTGTTTTGGCTGTAATCCTTTGGGTGAAGCGGACCAAGACTTGTTAATGGTGCGCTGGTCTGACCAAGAGAATCCTGTTGATTGGACGCCTACCGCAACGAATACGGCGGGTTCTCAACGGATATCTTCTGGTTCCGAAATTATATCGGCGCAGAAAACTCGGCAGGAGATGCTGATTTGGACGGATACATCGCTCCACGCCATGCGGTTTACGGGGCCTCCGTTTACGTTTGGTTTCAGTATGCTGGCAAACAACGTGTCTATTATTGGCCCCAACGCTGTGACTACGGTTGGCGACAAAGTCTTTTGGATGGATCGGGAGAATTTCTACGTTTACACGGGCCGCGTTCAGACTATTCCCTGCACTCTTCTGCGTTACGTGTTTGACGACATTAACCTGGAGCAGAATTTCAAGTGCTTTGCGGCTTCCAACAAGATGTTTGACGAGATCTTCTGGTTTTATCCAAGTGCCGATTCGACGGAGATAGACAGATACGTCAAGTTTAACTTTACAGAAAACACTTGGGATCTGGGTACGTTGTCAAGAACAGCTTGGGTCGACTACGGCATACACAACAATCCAAGAGCCTCCGGTGTCGCCAGTGGCACGAACTTTGTCTATGTCCACGAGACCGGCGATGATAACGACGGATCACCCATGACTTCGTTTATTGAGTCTGCGGACTTTGATATAGGCGACGGCGAACAATTTATGTTTGTAAGCCGCTTGGTTCCGGACATCGACATCACCAGCAGCGATGCGGAGGCTTCGGTAAACTATATATTAAAGACACGAAACTACCCCGGAGACAGTCTGTCTACCAATTCTACCAATGCGGTAACAGCGACTACTCAGCAGGCATTTCTTAGAAGCCGGTCGCGACAGGTCGCACTCAGGGTAGAGAGTTCTACAACGGATATAACGTGGACGCTGGGCGATCTTCGCCTTGATGTACGTCCAGACGGGAGGCGGTGATGGCAAGTCTGCTGGATCACAGTATGCCGATGGCTCCTGATGAGTACGATGCGGACACGTTTGTCCGCATTTTGCGTGATCTAGAGATGGCTCTTACCAAGATAGACTTTCCCGCTGTAGTTAGCGGCGAGGATGACACAAACGGTTTAAACTGGTTTATGGACTGATGGCATCCGCATACAAAAATATAGTGACGACCATTGGGTCTACGGGGGATGTGGTCGTCTATACGTGTCCTGCGGCCACCCAATCCCTCGTAAAGAACATAAATTTATACAATAGCCATACCGGATCTATAGTGGTACTGTGCAAAATAACCGATAGCTCCGCTTCGGCAACGGTCATCTTGCAGAAGATCACCTTGGCTACTTTAGCCTCTACTTCTGCTACCGCAGACGTGTCCCTCACCGGTCCTTTTGTATTAGAGACAGGCGACACGCTTATATTTAACTGCGACACCGCGTCAAAGATTCAAGTCTTTGCAAATGTTTTGGAGCTTTCCTGATGTTACAGCAAACACACACCGTATCTAATAAAGGGCTTCAGTCCTTTGTTGATTCTTCCCCGGAATACGAACTTGCCCCAACCGGAATTGCGTCCATGCACGAGCAGGCTCAGAAGCTTGCGGAATATGGACGCAACGGAGACATTTATGTTGTTCACGCTGCGGAAGGCGAAACGGTCGTCCCGATGGAAGTGCTTAACGCAAACCCGAAGGTAAAAGATCTTCTCTTCAAACAAATGGAAGAGATGGGTCTGGATCCGCAGGAGTTTGTAGTTGGCAACGAGCTTAACAGCATAAATCCTGACACAGGTCTTCCTGAGTTTTTCTTCAAGAGTGTGTTTAGGGCGGTCAAGAGAGTCGTTAAAAAGGTAGTAAAAGTTGTTAAAAAGGCTGCGCCAATTGTGTTGCCGATTGCTGCGGCTGCATTTGGCGTACCGTTTTTGGGACCGGCGTTTGGCGCAGGGACTTTCGGAGCTAGCTTTTTAGGTAGCGGCATAGGAACTCTGGCGGGCGGCGGCAGCTTTAAAGACGCATTAAAATCCGGTTTAATTTCCGGTGGCATAGCGGGTCTTACGTCAGGTTTCACGGGGCCGGGAAGCTTTGGAGAAAACCTTACTAGCACTTTTACTGGTGCCACTCCCGTGTTCGACGCGGCTGGCACTCAAATAGGGACGCAGTATGCGGCCTCGCCGTTTGCAGATGCTCTTGGTAGCAGCGCAGCGAGACAAGCCAGCGCCGCAGCTTCTAAAGCACAGTTCAGCAATCTTTTCAGTAGTGATCCGTTGAGCGCGTTTACGGGTGAGGGTACGTTGTTTGGTGACACTCCGACCAGCGTCACGGACCCAGTAACCGGCGCTGTTAAACCGGGTTTTGTACCGACAACGCCGACAGCGCCGACAGCGCCAAGCCTTAATCCCAATGTTACACCCGTAAATCTTACCAACACCCCTTCTGCGGTTGAACAGGCCCGAGCCTTAAACTTGCCGATGGACGAGGCAGGAAACTTTTATGCAGGCGATCAGGTAGTAGCGGGTCCTAACATAACGGCATCTGGTCAACCTTTGGGAACCGGCAACATCATGGCATCCCAAGGAACTTCAACTTTACAAAACGTTGGCACCCAGATCCCGCCCAAGGACGTATCCACACTTGAAAGTTTATTCGGCTCAACAGGTAAATCGATAGACGAGGGTTTGACAACTGCCGGTGATTATCTTTTCCGTGGCGGCGATAGCGCAAAAGACATTGCCTCAAATGTGGCGAAGAAAGAAGCAGAATACCTAGCCAAAATGGCAAAGGCTGGTGTAAAACCTAGTGAGGCGGGTCTGAAAGCTGCTGCGGCTTCTGCTCAACCAACTATGCTTGCTAAGTACGGCCCAACATTGGCTCTCGGAGCGGGAGCCGCGTACCTTGGCGGCGCTTTTGACCCCGTAGAAGTTGAGCAGCCGACGGTGGACGATCTGGAAGGTTTTGTGCCTAGAGAAACAGGATACGACCTCTTCCAGAAAGATCGCCAAAGATATCTGGTTCAAGACATAAACCCGTACCGCTACGACCCCGGAAACCCTGTCGTGCCGACCCAGTTCACGGCAAGAGCAGCCGACGGTGGTTATATGCAAAGCTCTGACTTCCCCCGCCGAGAAATGTTGGTGGAAGGCCCCGGAACCGAAACTTCTGATGACATCCCTGCAATGCTTTCCGACGGCGAGTTCGTAATGAATGCCAAGGCAGTGCGCGGGGCAGACCCTTCAGGTAACGGCAACCGTCAAGCGGGTGCTGCAAATCTCTACAACATGATGCGTAACTTTGAGATGAGGTCGTAGTCATGGCCGATAAGACAATCCAAGAACAAATTGTCCGCGAAGCCCCGGAGATTGAGGCCCTAAAACTGGGCCTAATTCAGTCAGCCAAAGACCTCTCAGACACTCAGATACAACTTCCCGAGCAGCAGATTGCCGGTCTCACGGGTCTTCAGCAACAAGCCGCAACGCTTGGAGGGGCTACCGGAGGTATCGGAGGTTACCAGCCCTTCCTTACTGCCGGTTCGGAAACACTCGGTACGGGCCTTGGTACGTTAGACACGGCCCTCGGAACATTAGGACAGTCTCAGACACCAATCACCGCAGCGCAGCAAGCCATAGCAGGATCCGGCCAGCTTTTCGCGCCAACGGACCTTTCTGCCTACACCAACCCTTTTCAGCAGCAGGTTATCGACACCACCCTTGCCGAAATGAACCGGCAAGGCCAGATTTCGCGCAACAACCTTGCAGCACAGGGCGTAGGTGCCGGAGCTTTCGGCGGCAGCCGCTTTGGCATTGCGGGCGCAGAACTGGATCGCAACCTTGCAGATTCTCAAGCTCGTGCTCTTGCTCAATTGAATGCCCAGAACTACTCCCAGGCCCTCGGCGCGTCTCAAACAGCTTTTGAAAACCAGCAGCGCAGACAGCAGGCACAGTCCCAGCTATATGGCGGGATTGCAGGGCTGTATGGAAGTCTAGGCGGTCAGCAGGCCGGTATCGCTGGACAACAGGCTGGCATTGGCGGTCAGCAGCTTGGCCTTGGTCAGTTGGCACAACAATCTGGCGTCCGGGACATTGCAACCTTGCAGTCTCTTGGTCAGGAGCAACAGCGCCAGCAGCAGTCCGAACTCGACGCCGCCCGCGCAAATCAGCAAAGGCAGTTGTACGAGCCGTACAGTCGCGTTGCGTTCCTCTCGGATATTTACAAAGGGGCACCATCAACGCAGACAACCCTCGGTTCTCAGGTTACCCCAACTGCCCCGACACCCTCCGCTTTCCAGCAGGTTGCTGGAGTTGGAACGGGACTTTTAGGAACCGCAGCCGCCGCCAAGCAACTCGGCGGACTATTTTAATAGGATAATATGATGCCCGGAATACAAGACAGGAAGATGTTTCGCAACGCAACGCCCATGGCGGCTGGCGGCTTATTGATAGAGCCGCTTCGCCAAATGGGGGTGTTGAAACAAGTTGAAGACATGGTAGGTGCATCCAGAAGCGTTCCAGGCACGGACTTTGCGGCTCTGTTTATGCAGATGTACGGAAGAGCACCGAGCCCACCTGAGTTACAGGAGTTCATGGCGCAGAACCCTGTCGGCATGGCCGAAGGTGGCGCTACTTTTCCAGATCTGAGCGGTGACGGAAAAGTAACCCAAAAGGATATTCTTATGGGCCGTGGGGTGTCGATGGCTGACGGAGGGATGATGCCTCCCATGGAAGAGAACACAATGGCAGACATGCCGTTGATGTCGCCGGAACAGGAAGCGCAGATTTATCAGGAAGCGCAGAATTTACCGCCCGAAGTTATCCAGATGGCGGGCAGCGAACTCGACGCGGCTGGCAGAGAGCTTGCAGCAGAAGGCGTTGGAGCAGCAGTTAACGAGGAAGTCTCCCGCAGCATTGGCAACATGGACATGGCGGGTGACTTTAAGGACATTATGAACTCGGTCTGGGACGAGAACGAGGGTCTTGAGACCTACCGTTCGCGTCTAGCAGAGGTTGTAGGTCCGGAAGATGCCCAGAGAACGCCTGATTCTGTTCTGGCCCTTGTGCAGCCGACCCTCCAACTCGCACAGATTGACCAAGGCATTGGTGCCCTGATGCAGGAAGAACTGGCAGAAGTCGGCGGCATGGACGGTGGTATCACCGAACTGGCTACCAAGAGCGCGGTTGCGGACGGCATGGCCGCTGAAACGGGCGCATTGGTCAACGCTGTAGGGAACATGGCCCAAGGGCCATCCGGCATTGCCGCGACGGGAACTGATCCTATGGGAATGGACCCAATGATGGTAGAAGCTATGATGCAAGGTGCAGGTCCCATGGGCCAAGGCATGGTCTAACAGGAGCTATTCATGGCTGACCCCGTAAAAAATCCGGATCCATTTGCAAAAACCCAAGGCATCGCCACCCTTCTAAAAGACCAAGGCGTTTTTGCGCCCACTGCGCTTACTCAAGCAGATATTCTCAAACAAAGACAACTTGTGTCCGGACTTCCCGGACTGGAGCCTACCGACTACTCTAAACAGTTGGAGGAATCCCAGAACATGGGAAAGTTGCAGCTTGCTCTTGCACTGGCCCAACGTGGTTTTGCGGCGGCGGGAGCGACACCCCAACGTGGCGAAGCGCCCATAAGCACCTTGTCTCGGGAGTTGTTTTCTCCACTTGCCGGTGACGCAGGCAAGGTTGCTAGCCAGATGATGCAACAGAGAAGTGCTTTAAAAGCGGCAGAAAAAGCGGACAAGGCACGGTTGTCGCAAGCTGCACTGACTATGACCCAACAACGTCTGGGTCAGGAAGACGCGGCAAGGGACAAACGGTTCTCGTTGGCTAAGTCTTTAACCGACCGGAATTACACCCCAACCAAAGGGCTACAACGCACGGTAAACGGTAAAACCAGTGATTTTTTGGGTTTTGTCTATACGGACAAGCTGACAAATCTTCCGGCGTATGCTGCCGTTAAAGAAGACGGTACGCTGGAAGAAGTTCCTAGTGAACAGTTGAGTGAGTACCGCAAGCCCGCAGCAGTAACCGCGACCAAGGCCACCGGGGCAACAGTTATAGACCGCGTCACACGGTTTCCAGTTCGTAACCCAGACGGGTCTATTAAAGAGTGGAGGTTTGTCAATTTACGGCAACTTCGACAGATCATACCTACCCCAGGAGGCCCCACGTTAGAGTTTGGTGCCGAGCTTTATCCGCTTGGGTCAGAAAGACCCATGAAGATAAAAGTGTCAGACGGCAAGGGTGGGTTTACTCTTCGTAATCCCATGGAGGGTGTTGATTTTGTAAGCACGGACAAAGACAGTTACGACGCTCCTAAAGAAACAAAGTACTACATTAAACCCAACCTTAACGACGCGGACTTTGCCGCTGCCAGAAACCTTCTGGGCAGCAAAGATTTAGAACGCGGCGAAGGCATTGTAAGGTGGAATTTTAGACACAAGGTAGATCCGGAACTGTCTAAAAATTGGTTTGATGTAAAAGGGGGTGCCGCAAACCTTACTCCCGCCCAAGCCAACAAGTATCTTCAAACAGAGAAGCCCAACATTGAAGACCCCTTTCCAGAAGGAGGCAAGCCTTTCGGGACAACCATAAAAGAACTCACGGTAGTTGAGGACGGCAAGCAAAAGACTATCCAAGCTGTTCTGATGCAGACGGCTCCAGGTAAGTTCCGGTGGAAAGAAGCCGGAGAAGGCGGGCAATTTGTAGACGAACGATATCAAGGCGAGCTTTGGGGAACCATAACCGACGATAAGGTATATCAGAGCTTACGCCCTGTATTAGACCAAGCATTTAAATCTGCGGTGGGTCTGAGGACTAACCTTGAGTCAGACGTTTTAACGCGACTTGGAGGGCAGGTTTTAACGCAAGCCGACCTTAAAAGACTCGCTCCGTTAAAAGAAGATGAGCGCACCGACGCTCTTAACGACATAATTAACGCTCGCATCCGGAAGCTTACGGGAGAGACCCCTGAAACTGTGACTACCGTGCCGAGCGAAGTTCTTCAGTTAGACCCCCGCGTCAAGGCCATGGCTACCGTGCCGGAAGGTTCTACTAGTCTTACTCGTTCAGTTGTTGATCCGCGCATACTTCAACCGTGGACACGGGGCGGCGAAAACATACAGCTTGGCACCGGTAGCCATCCCGGTTTTACCCAATCCGTTTCTTCCGGGGATGTTCTGGAATCCCGCAGGAATTTCCCTGCAATAAAGCAAGCCTTTGAGCAAATTTACGGGGGTGCGCGGAACATTGGGGATGCGGAAGAACGGATCCTTCTCTTTAGCGGTTTGTGGAAGAATCTTCCCGGAGTGGCTGAAAGACAGGGCGCAAGAACACTAAGTGACAGTCAGTTCCGAACCGCCTTTGACAAAGCCACTGCTCAGTATAACGAAGTGGCAAAAGAGTTTAAGCCCGCCGCAGAAATAAACATTGGCAAAGGAGCACAGGCTAAAAACCTTCAGGGTGCTTTAGATGATGATCTGGACGCTCTCCGCGACAATGTAATTATGCTTCGTTTCAAAGATCAGGGCGGTGCTTGGTTCGCTGACGGTACTTGGATTGCCGAACTTCGCGGTGGTGGCCTTGGTGAACTTGTCGAAGCGTGGTCTGGCACGGACGGCAAAGAACGGGCAATGCCCAGCGACAAGTGGGATGACATAGCAAAGCCAGACAACCAGTTGAACGCCGCCGACTTAGAACTGAAACGACGGGCCTTTGCGTTTTTAAAAGAAAAATCTGCTTCTCAAGGCAAAAAAGGGGAGTCAATAGGTCTTACTGAATTTGAGAGAGCCGCAGAGTATCTTGGTGCATTAAGCAGGTACAAGGTTCGTGCGTTCTCCATGATTCAGGACTCACGGCCCTCGGACAAAGACATCGAAATTTTGCTGGCTGCTTTCGTTGGAAACAGAGATTCGGATACGACGACTTTTGCAAAACTACATGAATTGCAGAACCGCCACGTTAACAGTCTTAACAGAAGCGTTAACCGGGGTGTTTCTGTAAAAGCTGTTTTTGATCCTGTGTTCTTAGCTGATTTGGATCACACATCTCGGGCTCTGCAAAGGTCTTCGGTTCGCGACGTAGATCCCAGACGAGGGGGACGCGCAGAAGAATCTGCTAAACTGTTCCGTAGAAGCTCTGGTACAATTCAACGTGCAGCGGAGGCTGCGTCCGGAAGAATTATTCCCGGATACCGGGGTGGTGCTATCTCCCCAATGTCAGGAAACGTGGACGAAGAATCTACGGCAAATCTTTACCGCAGAGTAGTATCCGCCGCTCAAGAAGCGTATCCTGACAAAACACCTCAAGAGGCCGTAACCGAATTTGTGCGGCAAGGCTTACACCTGACGCGCTTCCTTGGTGTGTATGGAACATCTCGGACGGCTACTCCGGCGGTTCAAGAAAGCGACGGCAGCTTTACAATTCGGTAGGAAAAGATGGCAACTTTACAGCAACAGGTGTTTGAGCAGGTCATAAAAGACCCACGGTCTAGGAAAACAAACGTTCCTCAATCGGATCGTACCTTTTTTGAAATGCTTACTGACCCGAGCGTAGGGGATATTATAAAACAGGATGTTGTAGATTCTTTTAACAGAACCTACGTAAAAGCACCCCCTACCACGGGGCAAGAAATCCGCGCACTTCCCACGGACGACCCACGTTACGTTCCGCCGGAAGCTCCGGCAGGCGGGTTACAAGCGGGAGAAACTGTCAACCCAGACGGTTCTATAAATTACAGTCCTCTTTTAGAACAATCACAAAGACAGCAACTGACAATTAACCTCGGCTCCTTAGTTGGCGGCAAAATGACGGCGGAGGGGTCTTTTCTTCCCGGACCACCAAGACCGGGGTCCCCTACGTTTACGTTTAACTTGCCTGAAGGAATGCGTCCGGAAGAAATAACAGCGGATGTCTTCGACAAGATTATAAAAGTTGTACGGGCCAAGGCACCTGATGAATACCAAGCGGCTAAAGAGTACGAATCGGCATTTGTTAGTGGAACCAAGGCAGCGTCCAGAGAAGCGATACTTGGGATACCGTCCCTCGCGGATCTTCCAAGTCTTGGTATTCGTGCCCTCGACTATGTGGTTAGTCCGATTGGCACCAACACTCTTTCTCAAGATATCACGCAGGGTCTTCGCAAAGCTTTTGGTCTTAGCGACACACGGCCTACGGGGGGAAGCCCTTACCAAGATGATTCTCCGCGTTTACTGGAAGCTTTCGGGCTTTATGCAACCGAATACCCCAACGCTCTATACCAAGGATCCGTTGTTATCGACCCAAGTCGAGAACTCATGCCTGTCCATGCCGCGACGGGTAAGCTTCTTGATGAGGTTTTAGGAAACCTTGGTGTTCCTAAACTTTTGACGCCACAACAAGAAACAGAGGCTCAAAAAACAGCCTCGTTTTTTGGCGGTATTTTTGGGGGAAGCTTGTCCGTTAGCGGTGCTGTTCGTCTGGGTGCGAAAGCCGCTGTAAAAGGATTGACCGTGGAGGACTTGCAAGATGCAACAACTCTAAACAGGTTTTTGTATTCTGTCGCAAACTCTCCCGGCGCGACTTTTGCGGCGGGAAAGAAAACGCGGAGAAAGTTTACCATACCGGGAACCCCTCTTTTTATGGGAAAAGACTTGGGCATGGCAGGGGCGTCCGGGACCGCCATGTACCTTACTCCAGATGAATGGGGACCCAACGGAAAAATAATGATGGGGTTAACTGCACCATTGGCTCTGTCTCAAGTGAAACGTGCCGTGACCGCTGCGACCAAAGGCCAGGGTCTTCCCATTATCAGTGGATTACTGGAGCCGTTCGATCCGGAAGGACAAGCGAGACTGGCTGCTCGCTATGTTGCATCCATACCCGGTATAAAAGGAAACGAACCTCTTGTCGTAAAACTACTGACCGATTTAGAGAACGTTCCGACAAGGCCCGGACAAGATACCCTTGTTTCTACCCCCGCATATTTCAGCACTGTTTCCGATGAGATAGGACAAGCCGCGAAAGCTTGGAGTGACCTACGCAGCCAAGGTGTTTCGGATGCCGACGCTGTAGCACAACTCTCGCAAAATGCTGTGTACGGTAAATACGTTAACGGGGAAGTGCCTGTTTTTGGGACAAAAGCTCCTTCTATAGAAGCTTTAAATCAGACTGGAGCCGCTCTTAAAGTAGTTTCGGACAATATGTATGGAGCAATGGCTTGGCTTCAAACAGGGTCGCCGATTAAGAACGAGGTACTGAGATCTGCCGGGGACCGTTTAAAAGTTGCCGAGCAAGTCTTTAGGGATTTATCTAGAAACTTTGACGCGGATCCCGGCGCAGCGTCGGCTTACGTGCAAGATTCTGTTCGGAGACTGACGGAGCTTGCTGATGATGCGTTAGCTACTCACGCAACCGACGCGCTTCTTTACAATCAACTAAAGGCAATGATTGAGAACCCCGAGGCTCTTGCTCGCGGACAAATTGCAACTGCCGAACGTGCAATAGAAGGTGTTCAAAATGCGTTTAGAGAAGCGCGTGAAATTGAAACTGCATTGTGGACCAACATTGGCGCAACCGAGATAGATATAGCTTCCCAGAACATGGCTTTGATTGGGGATAAAGCAGCCGAAATAATCCTGTCTACTCCTGTCGCACAAAGGAACCAGATACCGTCTATTCTTTTTCAAATATCTGGTAAAAACCGTCTTCTCTCTGACGAAGCTTTAGAAGCTATGGCAAAAGCTGCCGGAGCTTCGACAGAAACACCCGTTGCAATCCGCAACGCTCGTGCAAAAATAGCTGAGTTGCAAGCTAGGAAAGTAGAAATAGAAGCTCGTCCGTACCAGGATCCCGCTCTCGCAAAGGCCCAGGCTAAACTTTCTAAGCTAGAGGCGGAACTTGCAGCAATACCGGATGGTCGCACAATCGAAGACGCCTCCGTTATCGGTAGAATGAACCGCAAGCAAGTGGAAATAGCCGGTCAGCGACAGGTTGTTGACGATTTGTCTGGGGACGCAGTCAATCCCGCACTTACCAAGGTCAACGACGACCTCGTTGGGCAGCAGGCTAAACTTAAATCCCTTGAAGATGAAATAGTTCCTCAAACGGCTGCGGGGGATGAAGCAGTAACAATGGGTCCAAACGGCATCCTCGACAACGTCAATACGTTAGACGAAGTTCTTGCAACACGCGGAGCCTTGTTAGACGCAGCAGCACGTCTGGGTTCCAGAACCGGGGGCAAAAACTCGGCTCGAATAGCAAACGAGGCCCAATCCTACATTATTGATGACTGGCTTCAAAACCCCGAAATTTTTGGCGTTGCAGGAAAAACAGAAGCCTATGACGCGGCGCGGATATTCAGCGGAGAATTAAATACAAAATACACCCGTGGTCCTATAGCAGACTATTTGTTAAATGCAGCAGACCGTGGAGATAAGGTTAACCATAACCAGTTCCTTGCAAAAATTATCAAAGATAATGAAGTCGGTGCCGGAAGAGTGCCCTCGGGGAGTTTGGATGCGTTTGACGCAGGTCTTGTAGAAGCAAAAGCTCCCTACCTAATCCGCAAAGATGACGGAACTATTTCCGTTGATCCTGACGCTTCACTGACTCCCGGCCTTGAAGGTGTTACATGGGAAAGCATACGAACTGGGGGGGACGACCTTTTTTCTCCAACTTTATCAAGTCAACTTTTGCGAGAAGAGGTTTTAAACCAACTGGCGCTAATAGCTTTTGATGCAGCCGGAGTTCTCCAACCCCAAAAAGTCCAAAGAGCAGTTCGTTCTTGGGCATTGCCGATTGCAAAAATTGAAGAATCCTATCCGGGTTTTGGAAAAGAAATACAGGACTTAGCCGTCTCAGGAGAGCAATTAGCTGTTCGTAACAAAGTGTTGCACGACCCTTCAAGAAGCACCATAGACAAGGCGCTCGCAACACAGAACTTGGATGATCTAGCATCTGTTAGGGACGCTGGGGGTATTGTACGAAAAATCCAAGCCGACAGATCTAGTGCTTCTATTTTCCTAGACAAAGACCCCAACGTTGTGGCGGCAACACTTTTAGCTGATCCCGCAAATTTTGAAACAAACGTCGCGGCAACACTTAGGATACTCGACACAGACGACACCGGGGCCGCTAGAGCCGGTTTCCAAAGGTCTTTCTTTGACGAGATGCTAAAACAAACTCTATCCGACCCTTCGACCGCTGGGCGGATGCCTGGGGAAGCTGTTCTAGACCCCTCTCGGATAAATCAGTTGTTAACGGAAAACGAAACTGCTTTACGTCAGATTTTCTCTGATCGTGTAGGACCTCCAGGTTCAAACATGACGAGCTACGACATGCTCAAGATATTTAACGACGAAGTATCTTTGGGCATGGCAGAACGAGCAGGAAAAGCCGCAGGAGCAGCCTCGGAGCCTGTAAAATTAACCTTCCGGGGTGGGGAAGCAATTAGAAACGTTGGTCGCGTCGTAGGTGTTAAACTTGCCTCGGTAACAGGTGGTCCTGCCCTCGTGATGGCCGGGACCGGCGGAAGATTGGCGGGAAGGATATTTGAGTCTGGTGGAAACCAAGCCATATATTCATTAGTTGCGGATGCCCTTGCAGATCCGTCGCTAGCCAAACTTCTTCTTACGGAAACAGCAACCCTCAATAAAAAGGGTAGGTTTGTCTTCGACAAGAGACTGACTGAAGCTTTACGGCCCTACCAGTTCATGGCCGGTCCTCCGACACAGGTCATACGTGAGGGCGTCGAGGAGCAGAAAGAAATAGACCGTATCGAACGTGAGGGTGGTCAAACTGTAATAGAGTTTGACCCAGAACAAGAACTTTACCAGAGGCGCGGAGTGGGCGACCAGTCCTCCGTGCAGCCCGTCGCGCCACCTACGCGCCGAGTTGCCTCTGCCATGCCGCCGCCAAGGGCTCCTGCATCAGGCTCCATACTTAGTCAGAGCAGTCCTGTCGCGTCACGGCCCACGGGCCAAACGTCAGAGCAAACGCTGGCTGGTCTAAGCCAGTTGGGTATGCCCCTCTTCGCCGCGCACGGCGGCTACATAACCGGCGGTGCGGGAAGCGGTGTAGGCCGCATAGAACAATCCGGTATTATGTCGGTCAAGCGCAAACCAAGGCAGCTAGTCGGATGATGCTATCTACACACTTTTCTCTAAGCGAGCTTACAAAGTCTGAGACGGCCACTCGCAAGGGTATCGACAACACGCCCAACGGCACTGAAATTGAGAACCTGATTATCCTTTGCAGCGAGATACTGGAACCCGTCCGGGAGCACTATGGCGTACCGTTTGTGCCCAATAGCGGTTACAGGGGTCTGGATCTAAACCGGGCGATTGGTTCTTCGGACAAGTCTCAACACGTTACGGGCAATGCCGTAGACTTTGAAGTTCCGGGGTTCGACAACAAGGAGGTCGCGCTCTGGGTTATGGAGAACTGCGACTTCGACCAGCTAATCCTGGAGTTCTACAAGGAGGGGGAGCCCACTAGCGGCTGGGTGCATTGCAGCTACGACGCATCCAAGACACACCGCAAATCGGCTCGCATCTTTGACGGTCGTACTTGGACAGCGTTAGGCTAGCCAGTTCCTCGCGTCCTCTCCTAGTATTGTATCGGCAATCCTGATTTTGTTCCGCAGGGCGGTGACGATCTTCTCGTCTATAGTCTTGGGCGAGATCAGGTCGATATAGGTTACCTTGTTCTCTTGACCGATGCGGTGCGCCCGGTCTTCGGACTGAAGCCGTAGCTCCAGATCATAGCTGTTGCTGTAGTAGACCACGGTGTTTGCAGCCGTAAGGGTCAGACCGTAACCGCCTGTTTTAGGATGCCCCACGATGAAACGTAACTCCGATTGCCGATCTTGGAATGTTTCCACGATCTGTTGGCGCTCAGAATCAGGGGTCTCACCGTGGAGCGTTGCGACCGCTTGTACGCTAAAGCGGTCACGCAGGGCCTCGGCAATTGAACGAATATCCTGCGTCCAGGTCGCCCATATAATCGCCTTACCCTGTATCTCCTCGCAGATGTCCATGAGTTCGGACTGACGGTTGGACTTCAGGGGATGAACTTCCCCGTCGTCATCCGTCAGGCTACCCAGACATATCTGCTGAAGACGCATTATCTGCGTCAATACGTTTTGCGTGGTGGACAAGTCACCACTGTCCAACCGAGCTAGCGCCAGATTTTTCATCTGTACGTAAGCGTCGGATTGTTCTTTGGTTAGCTCTACCTCGCGCTTCATGTACACCTTGTCGGGCAGGTCGAGGCAATCTTCCTTGCGAACCCGGAAGGAGTGGCCGTCCAGCGTTTCGGTCAGTTCGTCCAGCCTCTGGAAACCGAGTATCTGATTGAAGGAGTGCGCTCCCATGCTCCGGCGCTGCACCACGGCGTAGCGGCCTTGGAACGCATAGTAGCTCTTAAAGCCAAGTATCTTGGGGCTTAAAAAGTCCATCTGACTAAAGAGGTCCATGGGCGACTTCGTGACCGGGGATCCCGTCAGGATGCGCCGCATTACCGCACCACGGCCCACGGTGCATATAGACTTGGTCCGCTTGGCCTGCCGGTTCTTGATAGTGGTTGATTCGTCCACTGCCATGAAGACCTTAAACTTCTTAACGAAGAAGTCCGCGACATCGACACCCTTCTTTGTACTAAACGCCTCTATGTTCATCAGCAAAAACTTCAGCTTGGAGCTAGGCTCTGCAAGGGTCTTCAGTTCCTCGCGCTTTGTTTTTGTCAGATTGGGCTTCCATAGAACGACCTCCCGGTCTATGCGTTCGGGAAGATGCGTATCTATTTCGCCTATCCAGTTGGCGATAACACCCTTGGGTGCTACGATGACCGCGAAGTCAACATTCTTTCCTTCGAAGTTATGCGCGATGGTGTCTATGCAAACTTTTGTTTTGCCAGTACCCATGTCCATCAGAAGTGCGAAGTTCTCCTGATCCGCGCTGCCGTTAAAGGCTTCGCGCTGGTGCTCGTAAGGTTCGGTCTTAAAATCGAATCGGGGCATTAAGATTTCTCTTGCATCAACCTGTAAATACCCATATAAGGGTTTCTGACGGTATAGTCAACCGCCGATTCATTATGCAGGAGCAAAGAACATGAATGACTTACTCTCCGAAATGGCTTCAGACTCTGGAGCAACCTCCGACAAAATAGATCAGCTAGAAGAAGGTAAGCTCGACGCTGTTTCGCGTCTGGCAAATGAAGCAGCCGCGCTAGAGCAAAAGCTGGCGGACGCCGAGAAGCTGATGAAAGAGACCAAGGCCGCTCTCCACAAGATAACGGACGAGCATCTGCCGGAAGCCTTGGAGGTCATGGGTCTACAGAAGTTTACCTTGACCGACGGATCAGAGATTGCCGTCAAACCTATTTACGCCGCCAGTATCCCCCGCGACCGCAAGGACGAAGCATTCCAGTGGTTGCGTGACCATGACTTTGGCGACCTCGTAAAGAACAACGTGACCGTCACTTTTGGTCGCGGCGAAGACGACACTGCAAAGGAATTTGTAGACCTTTGTGGCACACAAGGATTCGTTCCCAGCCAGTTGGAAAAGGTCGAACCTATGACCTTGAAGGCGTGGCTTCGGGAGCGGGTAGAAGCGGGGGACCCCGTCCCGCTTGATCTATTCGGGGCTTTTATCTCACAACGAGCAACCATCAAAAGGAGCAAGTAACATGCCTTTAGAAGAATGGATGGCTTTGACGGCCACCACCCAAGGACAGCTAGCCCGACATCTCGGGATTTGCCAGACAGCAGTATCTCGATATCTAAGCGGTCAGCGGATCCCACGGCCCTCTGTGATGCTGGATATATATGAGGTATCCGATGGCGATGTTTCGCCAAACGACCTTGTTCTGGGGCGAACTATCAAAGGGAGCAAGTAGCAATGGCAACAGCAGTAGCCAAAAAGAAGTCCGCCGCCGTGGCGGTTATGGACGAGAGCATGTTTGCGGCTGACGCAGGCGTTGGGGTCAACGATCTCGGATCGGAAGACCTCGCAATACCTTTCATCAAGGTGCTGCAAAAGATGTCCGACGAACTGGACGATCTGGATAACGCCAAGGCCGGTGACATTTACAACACCGTGACGAAAGACATCGTCAAGGGTAAGGATGGCGTTCGCGTAATCAACTGCGCGTACAATCTCCAGTATATCGAATGGGAGCCCAGGGGCACCGGAACGGGAGCACCTCATGCCATCTACGGCGCGGGGGACGAGATACCCCAAACCGAAAGGGGAGACGACAATAAGGACTACGTTGTCGGCGGCAGCGGTCGCTATCTTGAACGCACCGCGCAGCATTACGTTCTCGTTATTGACGAAGACGGCGTGACGCAACAGGCACTTCTGCCTATGAAGTCCACGCAGTTCAAGAAGTCGAAGCAGTGGAACTCGGCTATGAGGTCGTTAAAGATGAAGGATAGCAAGGGCAACCTGTTTACGCCCCCTCGCTTTTCGCACATCTGGAAGATGGAGACGGTCTCCGAGGAGAACAAGAACGGTTCTTGGCACGGCTGGCAGATCAGCAAGGACGACGTGGTTAAAGACCCCAACGTCTACGCAGAGGCAAAGCTGTTTGCCGAATCGATCCAAGCGGGTCAGGTAAACGTCAAGCACGTCAGAGAGGAAGACAAAGAAACCTCTGACGAAGACATCCCGTTCTAGGACATACGGGGGGAGGGAAACCTTCCCCCGGTTTTCCATAATGAAAAAAGAAATAGAAAGATTTGCGCGGTTATTCCGTGGTCTGAACCGAGCCTACGGGGCTCTGGATCTGACTACGAAGGACGCTCGTGGAAAGCAAAAGGGCAAATACAAATTTGTCCACGAACCACGGACCAGCGTTACATACGAATCACACCTTAAAGGCGAGACCAGCATAGGCGTTGTCCCTATCAACGAGGACAACCTGTGCCTGTGGGGTGCCATAGATATTGACCAGTATCCGTTGGACCATGCCGCGATATTGAACAAACTAGACGAACTGGAAATACCTCTGGTCGTATGCCGCAGCAAGTCCGGGGGCGCTCACCTTTATCTTTTTATGTCTGAACTGGTAGAGGCCGAGAAGCTACAGATAAAGCTAAAAGAGGTTGCCGCCGAGATAGGCTTTGGCGGATGCGAGATCTTTCCAAAACAGATCAAGCTGGTTCTAGAGCGCGGCGACAACGGAAACTTCCTAAACCTGCCGTACTTCGATCACGAAGGAGGGCTGCGCTATGCCTTCAACAAGGATGGTAGCGCCGCGACACTGGAGCAGTTCCTCGACCTAGCGGAGAAGTCCGCGATTAACGAGAAGGCTCTGGATGACCTCCTAGCCAAGTCGGTTCCCGACGTTGACAACAAGCTGAAGGACGGACCTCCCTGCCTGCAAGCTTTGCTGCGTCAGGGTTTCCCGGAAGGCACACGAAACAACGGACTATTCAACCTGGGAGTATATCTGAGGAAGGCTTACCCCGACGAGTGGGAAACCAAGATCCTCGAATACAATCAGAACATCATGGAGCCCGCGCTAGACCTAAAAGAGGTCAACATTGTCGCGGACCAGATAAAAAAGAAAGATTACCAGTACAAGTGCGCGGACCAGCCTATCTGCAATTTCTGCAACAAGGACCTGTGCCGCAGCCGAAAGCACGGCGTGGGCGGTGGAGCAAACACGCCGACCGTAGCCAACCTTCGTAAGTATGACAGTGAGCCGCCGCTGTGGTTCCTCGACGTTAACGGCAGTCCGGTTGAACTGGACACCGAGGGCCTACAGAAGCAGCCGCGCTTTCAGATACTGTGCATGGAGCAGATAAACTTCATGCCCCGGACTATTACCCGCCAAGCTTGGGAAGCCCAGATGAACAGCCTTCTGGGTCAGATGGTCGATACAGAAGGTGCGGTGATATCCACCTCCGAGGACACCAGCCTTCGCGGTCAGTTCTACGACATGCTAGAAGAGTTCTCCACGCACATGCAGTCCGCGATGGACAAAGAAGAGATCCTGCTTCGCCGCCCATGGACCGACGAAGAAGAAGGCAGAACATATTTTAGGCTCAAGGACTTTGAGGCGTTTCTTAAACGCAACAAGTTCTTCGAGTATCGATCCAACAAGATAGCGCAGCGCCTTAGAGATATTGACGGCAGATCCGAGCAGTTCCGAATCAAGGGGCGCACCGTCCGGTGTTGGTCGATACCGGCCTTTGCGAAGATAGAAGAGGCTTTTGAGTCTCGCTTTGATGACGAGGAGGACATTCCCTTTTGACCTACGAAAATACCAACTGGAGCAAGCTTCTCCGGGAACTGAGACAAGAAAAGAAGCTGACGCAAAAAGAACTCGCGTACAAAAGCAAGATGCCGCAGCGCACGATAGCTGAGTATGAGAACGTGGGCGCAGCACGGCAGCTATCTATCTACAAGATAGAGCAGATACTGGATGCTCTTGGCTACGAAATAGATGTGTTTCTGAAAGTGAAAGATGTTTAGATATTTTGGTCCTCCGGGTACGGGAAAAACAACCACGCTGCTGAACCAAGTAGACGCCCTGCTATCGGGCGGCATGTCACCGAACGACATTGGGTATTTTGCCTTCACACGCAAAGCGGCCCACGAAGCACGGGACCGGGCGGTCGCACGATTTAACCTGGACCCAGAGAAGGACTTCTCCTACTTCCGGACGCTGCACAGTCTGGCGTTTCAGTGCCTTGGCATGTCCAGCGCCGACGTTCTCGGGGACAAGGGTCTCAAGGGGTTTAGCAAGGAGACGGGTGTAGACCTGTCATCTTCCGGGGCAGAGCACATAGTGGACGACGGGTTCACTCTTATGAAATCCAACAACCCCATCATGCGGGCAATTGATCTGGCGCGGAACTCGTTACGGGGCATTCAGTATGCCTACAATGTTACGGAACTCGACATTCCGTTCTACGAGTTTGAACACCTGTACAAGGAATACGAACGCTTTAAGGCGTTTAATGGTCTCAAAGACTTTACCGACATGATGGTAGAGCTATCCGAGAAGCCGGGAAACCTGCCGGTCCTCAATACGATATTCCTTGACGAGGCGCAGGATCTCACCCCGCTACAATGGCGGGTAGCCCACAGTCTGAACGAGAGGTGCGAACGTATGTTCGTTGCTGGCGACGATGACCAAGGCATATACCGCTGGGCCGGTGCCGACATAGGGCACTTTGTCTCTCTGGAAGGTGGGTCCGAGGTCCTCTCCCAATCCTATCGTATACCCCGCAGCGTTCACCGGATTGCGGATTCGGTTGTTCAGCGCATCCATAGCCGCCAGAAGAAGATCTGGGATCCTCGACAGGAAGAGGGCAGTGTCGAGAGAACCTACGACGCCAGCACGGTTTCGTTTGGTGACGAGGAGTGGCTCGTTCTAGCACAGGCCAACTACATGCTGGATGACCTTGCAGACAGGCTGACCTCAAGCGGACATTACTTCGAGCGCAAGGGTTCCCCGTCTTTGAAAAAGAACGTGCGGAACGCCATCAGTTCTTGGAACCACATGCAACAAAGTCCGGGTCACGAGATATCCCTGAAGGAGGCCGTCAACATCTACGACCACATCTCCAGCGGAGAAGGGCGTCTGAAGCGCGGGGCCAAGAAGATGCTATCCGGTGCCGACGAGCAGGACCTGTTTACGATATCAGTTCTTCGCCAGCACTTTGGGTTAGAGACTGCCGACGACACATGGGACGTGGCGCTGGACCGGATAGGCGACGAAGATCGGGCATACGCTACCGCATTGCTCAACCGAGGCATCAACATCTTTGAGAAGCCCAAGATCAAACTGTCCACGATCCACGGTGCAAAGGGCGGCGAGGCGGACAACGTACTCCTGTTCACGGACCTGTCAGGCAAGGCCCTCAAGGAGATGGAGAAGAACCCCGACGATGCTCACCGCGTTCTGTACGTTGGAATAACACGCGCAAAACAGAACCTCGTGCTCAAGATGCCCGAAGACTCCCAAAGAGGTTGGGCGATATGAGAGTTATTATTGAGAGCCCCTATAGCGGGGGACATCCCGACAACATCGAATACGCTCGACGCTGCCTGTGGGATTCCATACTGCGCGATGAATCACCCTTTGCGTCCCACCTACTGTACACCCAAGTGCTAGACGACAAGATATCGGAGCAGCGACAGAACGGTATGAAGCTCGCCCTCGCATGGTACGAAGTAGCAGAACTCTGCGCCGTCTACATGGACCGTGGAATGACGGAGGGCATGGAGAGCGGAATCAAACACGCAAAGTCACTTGGAATACCTATTGAAGAAAGGATGTTGAACGATGGCAGTACCAGCCAAACAAGTTTTGGAGACAGCTTTAGATCTAATTGGGGGTGACCGTGCCGCTGACTACGGTTCGATGTGGGAGAACCACGAAAATATAGCCCGGTTATGGAACGGCTACCTGTACAATAAAGAAGGTGATCTGACTGCCGAGGATGTAGCCAACCTGATGGAGTTGATGAAGATCGCCCGACGAAAGTTGGGGACGCTGAAGAAGGATAATTATATTGACGGCGCAGGCTATGCAGCGGTGGCCTTCGAGTGCGCCAAGGAACAGTATGATCGGAGCGGTGTCTCTGACCAACTGTCCCTCGAACTGTTGGCAAAGAAGTACCATGAAAAAGAATCTTAAAAAGCCCAAATGGGGCGTCAAAACCGAGTGGGTGCCAATTGAGCAGCTACCGCCGACACCCGAAGGCATCACGGAAATCGCTATTGACTTGGAGACCAAAGACCCACGGCTCAAGTCCCATGGCCCAGGATGGGCTACCGG